TTTGCCGCGTTTCACAATTCGCACATGGTCGCTGTGCGTGGCTTCGTCGTATTCGTCATTCGGCCTGTATTCAATTTCATTTGCAATTAGGTCATTCAATGCGTCCGCCGAACTTTCACACGTAATCGTGAGCTGGTTCCAACAGTCGTTGCCCATATGATTGATGCGTGTTTATAAATGTCATGCATCATTTAAATTGTTTCAAAACAATAAATGCATCTAGTCTGGCTTAAAAAAAGGCACCACCATAATTCATAATAAAAATATTTTAGATGAAATGAATATAAACAAAGCGCGCAAAATACATTCAGGGTCAAAATGACAGACGCAGTGCAAATAACACCAGTGTACCAGATTTCTGATTTTGAGGCCATAAAATGGAATGGGTTTGAATGTCATTTACCGCAGCAAATGATAGATTTAGTTTCGAGCATCGCTGACCAAGTGGGTGCACCATCGTATGTGAAGACGCCCGTTTTTCCGAAGCGTGAAAAGCTGGATGACCAAAGTGGACAAGCTGCAAGCATGCGCAAGAAGCCTCGCAATGCTGCCAGTGAGATAACGGAAGAGGATTGGGAATCCATCCGTGCATTTCAAGCGACTGAATTGAAGAAGCGCGAAGGAATTGATGCGCATTTGGACGGAATCCGGTCGGATTTGAATAAGATAACTGACAAGACATATGACGAAGTGTATGCGGCACTGTGCGCGCGCATCAATGAGTTGAAAGACGAGCCGGATGCATCACATTTAATGACGGTGGGGGAGGCCATTTTCAACACGGCCAGTTCAAATCATTTTTTTTCGGCAGTGTATGCGCGATTGTTTCACCAGTTGTTGCAAACTTACAACGATGTGTTTGAAACCGTGTTCCATTCGAATTTCAATCAGTTCATGGGACTTTTCAAGACCATCGAACACGCGGATGCAAAGAAAGATTACACGCGGTTTTGCGAAGTGAACAAAACGAATGACAAGCGGCGCGCCATGAGCATGTTCATCATCAATTTGATGAAGGTGGGGGTCATTGCACCCATGCAAATATTGGACATAGTGCAACAGTTGCAGTCGCTCATTCAAGAGCACATGCGTCAAACGGACCACTCAAATGAGGTGGAAGAGTTGACTGAAAACTTGTTCATTATTTTGAAGGGGGCACATCAACACTTGAGCGAGGCGCACAAGGAGGAGTGGGATGCGGTCATTTTGGAAGTTGAATTCAACAGCCAGTTGAAGCCCAAAAATGCAAAGTATCCCAGCATCACGAACAAAACGATTTTCAAGCACATGGACATTTTGGACGAACTCCATAAAAAGAATTAGGCATCCGATTTGCATAAATGCATAAATGCATAAAAATATAAAAATATAAAAACAATTCAATCATTGTCTTTATGTTGTGCACCATCAATGGTAAAGGTTGATTATTTAAATGAATTGCAAGAAAATCTCTCGTCAGAAGCACTTGAATTGTGCATAGACATAGAAAACACTTCTAGTCCGACTGTGCAAGTCCCATCGTTGGAATCGTCAATGTCAACATACGACAGCATGATGCAAACCCTGAACGATGAATTGAATGATGGCGCATGTGCCCATGACCTAGATTTAATGGATTTTGAAGACGCTGATTTTTTCAACATGGATTGTGCAACAGCAATGTCGGTTGACTACGAGATGAATTACAACATGAAACAATTAAAGCATATTGCTGGATATTATGGCATAAAATGCAAAAGTCGAAAGATTGACATCATACATGACATTGTTGCATACGAGAGCGATTCTGCAAACCACGAAATTGTTGGTAGACGCAAGCGTCTGTTTCATTACATGAATGCGTTGAAAAATGACGAGTATTTCAAGTCATTGATACTATTGTAAATTGGCAATGTGTTAAAACCCGAATATAAAAATAACAACTGTCATTAGTAAGTTGTTGTTTTGTGTCTCATAAAATGAATGCGAAAGAGGAGCACGCACGAAACTTGGAAATACACAGAATGTCAAGAAACAACACTGAGATGGCAAAAAAAAACATTGAATTGGAAGCAGAATGTGCGAAATTGAGAGCAACTGCAAAAGAAACAATTGAAAAATATTCAACAGTTTCGAAACGGTATAATGACAAAGTCGAAGAAATACAGCGCCAATTTGATCTTGAAAAGGAGCGATTGAATGAACAAGCAAAAAAAGAAGCAATCTTGCAGCGTGCGCATCATTTTGATTCAATAAATGAGATTAAGAGACAACTTGAGTCCATATACAATGAAAAGGCAACACAAAACAAAATGGAACACACCGGTTTGATGCAACAATTAAACGAAGAACGAGAACAATTGAAAAAAGACACCGAACAACACATGCTGCAAATGGCCAATGAACGACATCAGGTCAATGACGAACTAGAAAAAATGCGAATCCAGATAAAACAAGAACTAGATGATTTTCATGCCCGCATCAAAAGAGATGAACAAGAATGTGCAATACGAATCGTGCTTGAAATGGATGAAGAACGTGAAAAAATAAAGTGCCAGTTGATCGAAGTGCGCAAAGAGCTAAGTAAACAAATGGACAAAGAGGATGAAGATAAGAGAAAAAAAGCCGAAGATGAAGTTGCAGAAATGATAAAACAAGCCGAAATCGCATGCAATGAAAAGAAAAGAAAAACCGAAGATGAGATTGTAGAAATGATGAAACAAAATGAGGTTGCATGCAATGAAAAAATGAGCAAACTGAAAATCATGATGCAACAAATTGAAAAAGACCAAACCAGGTTGAAGCAAGAAGAAGAAAAACTGCACGCGTGGCATCACATGGTCGAAGAACAACTGAAAAAGAAAGAAGAGGAGCAGAATGCAAAATTGCAAAACGAGTTGACACAGCTGAAACAAAAAGAAGAAGAACGCATGAAACACCACAATGCCCAATTGCAAATGTTGCAGAAGAGAGAAGAGGAGCATAACGCAAAATTTCAACACGAGTTGACACAGCTGAAACAAAAAGAAGAAGAACACAATAAGCGGTTTTACAACGACGTGAAAATGATTCGCGATGAACGAAACCAAATGAAGCAGCAACTGGATGAAGAACGAGACCAAATCAAGCAGGACGAACATGAACGACACGTGCAGTTTTTGACACACATGAAAGATGAACGTGAAAAAATGAAATCTCAATTGGAAAAGGAAAGACAGCAAAATCAGAGTCTTCTATCAAATGAACGCGAGGAATTGGAAAAAAATTTCAATGCGCGCGTTGCTAAAAACTGCGCTGCACATGACTTGACCGTCCAGCGATTGAATGATGAACGCAACAAAGAACGCGAACAAGTGAAACAACACATGGACGAATTGATGAATGATAAAAAAAAATTGGAACTTGAATATTCAAAAACGAAAGAGTTGCAACTCGAGTTGAAACTGGAAAAGGACAGAATCGTGGAAGAAGCAAAAAAAAACAAAGAAGCACTTCGCATTTCAAGCGAAGAGGCATTGACTAAAAAAAAACAAGAAAATGAACACTTATTCAAGTTGGCCATGAACAAACATCAGGCGGCACATGATGCCGCAATTAGAAAATTAAATGATGAAATTGACAAAGTGAAAGAAAGCGACTTTGTTCGAGAAAATGAACACGCACAACTGATACAAAAAACAAAAATGGAACTTGCTGAAAAAATAAAATCCAACACGGATGCTTTTGCAAAAGCAAAATTGGAATTGGAAGCAAAGTTCAATGAAAACATGGAGAAATTAAATCAAGAACGAAATCAAATTAAACAGAATGAATTGGATCTCAATGCCAAGCAACAACAGTTGGAGAATGACCGCACCACGTTGTTTAAACAAGCGCAGATTGATGCTGCTGAACAACGCAAGTTAATTTCAAAAGAATTGGATCAGGCAAAGTTGGAACAGGAAAAAAAATTCGAGATTGAATATTCAAAAACGAAAGAGTTGCAACTCGAGTTGAAATTGGAAAAGGACAGAGTCGTGGAAGAAGCAAAAAAAAACAAAGAAGCGTTTCGAATTTCAAGCGAAGCGGCATTCGCTGAAAAAAAACAAGAAAATGAACACTTATTCAAGTTGGCCATGAACAAACATCAGGCGGCACATGATGCTGCCGTGAGAAAATTAAATGATGAAATTGACAAAGTGAAAGAAAACGATTCTGTTCGAGAAAATGAACACGCACAACTGATACAAAAAATAAACATGGAACTTGCTGAAAAAATAAAATCCAACACGGATGCTTTTGCAAAAGCAAAATTGGAATTGGAAACGAAGTTCAATTCTGCGACGGCTGAATACAACCAAACCGTTGAGAACATAAAGAGGAACGCGCAACAAAAGATTGAAATGTTTCAAAAGGACACTGAGGCTCATCGCAAGAAATGCGAAGAAGAATTTAATGCAAGAAAGAAAGAATTGCAATATAAATTTGATGTGGAAAACAAAGAACGACAACTTGCGCATGATGAGTCTATGAAAAACTTGAAAAATGAACGAGCACAAATGAATTTGAACTTGACAATGTTGACCAAATCATTGACTCAGGACTGCGACAACTACAAAGAAAAGATTCACAATGAATTTTTGGCCGAAAAACAATCCAATGAACAATTGGTCAAGACAGCGCTTGAAGAATGCAACATCAAATCCAAATACGCCGAATTGAAAATAGAAAAATTGAAACTGTTGCAGGAAGAGCTCATGCAAGAAAGGAAAATGTTGAATGAAGAAATGACACTCATCAAATCGGAACGAAACCTGATTGAAACGAAACGAGCAATGTTGGCTGAAAAACAAAATGAACTGGTTGAACTTGAAAAATCACACAGTGTCCTGACAACGTCATTGCTGAACAAAATCGAACAATTGAAAAATGATTATCAGTTGCGTTATGAAAGCTTAGTGAAAGTCAATGACGAATTGAAACAACGGTTGGAATCGGATAAACCAATGTTGGAACATTTGCATGATGCCGTTGCCACAAATTTTGGACACTTGCAGTTTATACAAAGTTTGGACTTTAATAATAAGCGAGTTGTAATTTATTCGCATTATTCCGAGTTAGAAGAACTTGAAAGTTATAATTGGTTGACAATTGAAAGCATTGAACACTATTTTGATTATGTGTTCATTTTAACCAACAGTCCAAACGAGTGGAACTTGCATTCACTTAACCACAACAAGATTTTCTTGTTGGACTACAACATGAAGAGTGATTTTAGAAACTATGGCGCATTTATAATGCAAATTTCCCATAAACTGGCAAATGCAGCATGTTTAGCTTTGGTAAACGATTCATTCATCATAGTTGATGTGAACGCATTTGGCTGCTGCATCAAAAACTTATTTGAAACCAAATTATCCTCGTATGATTTCATTGGTTTAACAAGCAGTTATGAAAATCAGTTCCACGTGCAGTCTTATTTCTTGTGTTTTAGTTCCACCATTTTGCAGTGTGTCCTGGATTACTTCAAAACAACTGGCTTACCAAAAAATCATGGGGCAGCTATTTCATCATATGAATTAGGCATGTCCGCTCATTTGATAAGTCAAGGCTTTTCACAATTTGCGTATGTGTCAAACGATGAAATGAAAAAACCATTTAACACCACTTGTTGCAAATGGGACACAGTTTTGAATGAAACCGGCATTATAAAACGCCAACATTTTTTGAAAAAATATGTAATAATGGCCATGACAGACAAAGACATTTCGGAAGTTTCAGAAAATTACTCTTACAACGTTCATTTCATAGATTTTTTGAAATATCACAATGTCCGATTTACTTCCACTTCCGTTCAATGATTTGAAATTTATTTATGCAATTCATGTATAAGAGGTTTATCCACACTCGATGCTGAACCAATTTCATGATATTAAACACTTATTGTACATCAATCTTGATTCAAGAATAGACCGTCGCAATCATTTTGAAACCGAGTTCAACAAAATGGGACTACATACACAGAGATTTTCAGCAATTGCAAATAGCAATGGAGCAATCGGATGCAGCATGAGCCACATCGCATGCTTGGAACTCGCCATTGAAAACAACTGGGACCATGTTCTCATCTGCGAGGATGATGCAACCATTGTCAATCCAGGACAATTGGTATATCAGTTCAATCAGTTTTTAAAAAAAAATGGGGACAATTGGGATGTCGTTTTGTTGTCTGGAAACAACTATCAACCATTTCGTCAAATTTCTCCTGAATGTGTGCGTGTTGGAAATTGTCAAACCACCACGTGTTATTTAGTGCGTCGTCCTTATTTTGAAACTTTGTTGAATAATTTCAAAACTGGATTGAAAAATTTAATGAAAACCAATGACCAAGAAAACTATGCAATTGACCAATACTGGAAACAACTGCAACGCATACATCGGTGGTATCTGATTGTGCCTATTTCAGTGATTCAGCGGGCAGACTACAGCAATGTTTCTAATCGCCACGTGAATTATAGTAAAGACATGATGAGTGTCAATAAAAAATGGTATGGTTCATGACTTATATTATATTCATATGTCATCTCATTTCATTGCACCTTCATTTGAAAGCGCATCTGCCCGTTTATTTTTATCACGGTAAACATGTTCAAATTTGATTTTTTCAAATTTGGATACAAGAGTTTTAGCACCTTCGTGCAATGGGGCAAGTTTGACAGAGTTCACCTTGTATTTTCCTTCCATCTGTCGAATGACAAGCAAACTATCGCCACACACGTGTAGTTCTTTGATTCCACGGTTTGCAGATTCGTGCAATCCTACTATGAGACCGCTATATTCCGCTTCGTTATTTGTCGCACTGTTCCCAACAAACACCGCTTCCGCAAACACTTCAGCACCGGTCTCATCGTAAAGAACCGCTCCCGCACCGGCTCGTCCTGGGTTTCCTTTGCTGCAACCGTCAAAGAAAAGAGTGAACATTGATTTTGTATAACAAACGCATACATTTTGTCCATTCATGCAATCAATTTTTCAATCAATCATAATTAACAATTGTCATTATTTAAAACAATAATGCCAAGTCATTATAATAACAAACAATAATCAACCACAATTGAATTACTCAACGACAATGAGAAATTTGGACAGCGTGTGTCATGCATTATATATCAACCTGGAATCACGCAGCGACCGAAAGGAACATGTTGAAAAGCAACTGAGTGCACTCAAAATTGGAATGCGCAATCTAAACTTCGAGAGATTCAATGCAATAAAAAATGAAAATGGCGCGATTGGTTGCAGCATGAGCCACTTGAGCTGCATCAAACTGGCAAAGGCGCGCAACTGGGACCACGTGTTGGTTTGCGAAGACGACATCCTTTTCACAAACGTTCCATTGTTTTTGAAACAGTTGAACAAATTTCTTGCCACGGTTTCGAACTGGGACGTTGTGCTACTGGCTGGAAATAACATACCGCCATTTCAAGTCATAAATGATGCGTGCATCCGAATAAGCAACTGCCAAACCACAACCGCGTACATTGTGAGGCGTCATTACTATGACAAACTCATTTACAACTATCGAGAAGGCATCAATTTGCTCATGCGCAACCCCACGCATAAAATCCACTATGCCATTGATCGGTATTGGTTTCAACTGCAGCGTCAGGGCAAATGGTTCCTCATCACTCCTCTCAGTGTGGTTCAGAGAGAAGACTACAGCGACATCGAAGAACGCGTAACAAATTACAGTCATTTGATGCTAGATATTGACAAAGAAGAACTAATACGCAAAATGATGGAGCAAAACAACAACAATAATAATATCAAAATTAGTCAAACCATTCAACCCAACCAAATCATTGAACATAGCAAAATAAGTCAAACAATTAAACATAATGGTAAACAGGTCATGCAGGTAGTCGAACCCATTCCTATGAAATTGAAATAATGAAACCATGCATGTGTTCATGGGAATGGCGGTGTTCCCGTTTCAAATGTTTCAAATGTTTCAAATGTGCGAATCAGACGAGGTGTGGTTGCGTTATATGTGTAATGAGTTGCATGTCCGAATTCATATTTTGTTTCAACATGTGCAGTTTGGTCTTGGTCTTGTTGTTGTTGTTGTTGTTGAGTGGAGGCGGTTCTCGAACCACAGCAACAGCCGTAGAGAGAAAATGGCTCCATGACAATATTATTGCATGATGCATCAATCGTTGGACTTCCTTTTGATGGTGATGGAGCGGGCCCTAACACCGGGCTTGTTTCCGGTGTCGTTATTTTTTTGTATATCAAAAACATTGCAGTTAGTTTGATTTTGATTTTGATTTAAACGTTTTTTCAATAATGTATTATGCATTGATTTTTTATTTACAAAATGGCTACATATCATCATCCAATAAACATCACATTTTCAACTTGCTGGTATCAATTCAAGGCCAAGTTTGATTTCAAAACTTACGCGCAGTGGATTCACAACATGCTGTCCAATGTCAATTCATACAATCTGGTCATCTACACGGATGAAGCCGGTCAAGCTGCCTTGAAGTTTAACGCATATGCTGCCGCCAATCCGCGCATTCGCGTCATCATAAAACCGTTTGAATCGTTTCGCAACTACGCGCTCAAAGACATGTGGGTTGCAAATCATGCTAAAAATGCGCTTTTAAACAAGTGGGTCGACTGGCGCGTGAATGCGCTGTGGTCTGAAAAAGTACATCTCGTGAATGAGACGGTTTCACAAAAGTATTTCGACACGGATTTTTACGGCTGGTGCGACATCGGGTACTTTCGTGGGCGCACTAGTGGCCCGAATCATTATCGAGACCTTCCCATGTCAAAGCTGTGCGACTGGCCGAATCCGGAGAAAATTGCGGTTCTTAATCCTGCCAAAATTTATTACGCATGTGTGAATAATGACTGGGGCCAAATCGAGGATTGCATTCGAACCGTGAATCAAAAACAACCGTTGGATCCGCGCATCAATTATGTTGCTGGTGGGTTTTTCATGCTGCACAAATCCAAGGCGGAATGGTGGGCCGTCACGTACGACGCTAAATTGCACAGCCAGTTGTCTCAAGGACGCATCGTGAAAGACGACCAGCAAATCATCGCAGATTGTGTGTTTTCAAAAGACACGCAATCCAATTTTCACATCTGCCGCGAAGAAGGGGGGAAATATGATGTGTGGTTTTTATTTCAACGCACGCTTCTTTAAGGTTCTTGACTTCCTTGATTTCCTTGACTTCCTTTGTTTCGTTTTTTTTTTTGAACCACCAAGAACGGAATCGTCAATTTCATCACCCGGACGTTTGTAAGAAGGAAGAAGAAAAGTAAGAGGTTTAGATTTTGTTGAAAATATCGTTTCAAATAAACTTGGTTTATGTTGTTTCACCTTTTTGGGCAACAGTTTGTCGAGTTCATGCGAAAGGGGTCTTATGATTGCCAACTTAATGTCAATTCTTATTAACATTTTTGTAATATTGTCTATTTCTTTAGGGAGAAGAAGTTCGTATGTGTCCAATATTCTCCATTTCCGTTCTGTTAGAGCGTTAACAACCGCATTCAAGCCACTATCCATTTCTTCAACCGTTTGACTTTGTGCCAAAGCTACATAAATTCCAGCAATAAACTCACTGAGTTCTTGAATTGTTTGTTCAATATCTTTTTTATTGAAACTAAATTTTTTGGAATTTTCTCTCACAACCATATCGGTTCTTATGGGCAATTCGTTTTGCCATTTTTGAATAATTTGTCGTGCTTGTTCCACATTTGATGAAGCTGATGCTGCCATTTATTGTATTGCAATATTATTTATTTTGGAACGCAATCAACATGAATTTGAAATCATGTCATCGCATAAACTTTCCAATTCAGGCAGCGGCGAGTGCAGCCCCGCCGCGTTCGGGTTGTAAACATGCTCCATTGCAAATTCACTGGCTTCCTCTGGAGTAGGAACACAAAAATCAAATTGGTACACTTTGAGCCAATGTGAAAAATAGATGTCCTCGGGAGTATTGTTGCCACTCTTATATGGGTGTCTGCGCGCAATCGCCATCATGGCGCGCACATTCCGGAGAGAAAGCCCCCCATTTCCAACCGTGAGTTGCACATGTCGCTTATTGGGTGGCATCATTGCACACATCCCGCCATTTGCCCAGGGTGCACCCACATAATCGTATTTCAAAAACGAATCAATCGCATCGCCACCCTTGAGCAGCAACGTGTCGGTCTGAAACATGAGAACGTGTTCGCAATTAAAACACTTCAACAACGTCTCCCAAAACAGTGGACTGGCAACCATTTCACTGTATTCGCCATTCGTCAAATTTTTCTTAATCATTCTCACGTAATGAACGCGGTCATCCGGAAACACGTCTTTTAATCCATCCCTAACAAATCTCTCATTATCTGGTCCATGATAAATGATAATGCCCCATCCACTGTGTTGCAGCAAATACATGAAGTTTTTGACAACCGGAATCAAAAATTTGTGCTGGCGTGGCTCAATGATGACACAGAACTTACGCGTCATGTTTTTTTTCGGCATGTCCTTGAACGCATCCGGGCCCAATGTTTCAAATCGTTGCAAATATTCACTCCACTTCTTGGTAATCATTTTATTAGAATTTATAATTTAATATTTGGTATTAATAGTTGCATTGTTTTTAATTATGAATTTCAAATTGATAATTAAATTGGATTCTGGATTCTGGATTCTGGATTCTGGATTATGCACCTTTTCAAAAGTCAGGCCCGCCAGTAAATGCAGGAACTTCCTTAACTGTGGAACCACTTACTGCGTGTTCTTCAAATTGTGAAATGATGTAAAATCCGAGCAGTGAAGAAACGTAAACCAAGAGTCCATCACGCAGCAAGAACTTGAGCGGTTTGGGTTCATCTTCTTCATTCGACTTGTTGAATCGCATTTCAATGAATTTGGCCACCAAAAACACAAAGGTTATGATGCCGCTCACAACATATTCATTGTTGTTCATATTATTATAGACTTTGCTAAAGTATATAATAACCAAAACGAAACTATTGGCCTTTTTTACGAATTTATCATTTTTTGGATCTTTTTGGTCTAACATGTTCGAACTCATTCTTTATGCTTTGCAACGCTCTCTCTCCAATATCATGGTCTGATTCAACCACATAACCAATCCACCGGCACGCTTCTTCAAACTGTGTTTTCGCTTCTTCCTGACGATTCTCATCCTTCTTCAGTTCAATCGCTTCGTCTGCATGAGCAAACCCGACATACAGCATGGCCTTGTCGTTTCCTTGTTCCGCCGCAAGTTTGAGCAACCGAAGCGCTTCCCTCATATCATCTTCCTTTGTGCCGCGCATTGTCATTTTGCCACTGCTATAAAGTTCGGCCAATCCAATTTGCGCTTCATCATAGTTTTGAGCTGCCGCAAGAGAAAACCAATGACATGCTCCACCATTATGAATCCCATTATTGTGCTGGTTTCTTTGAATGAGCCCACAAACAAACTGTCCATATTTGCTTCTTGCTTGTGCGCTTTGCATTGCTAATGGGGCGGCTTCATTTAGCATGTTGTATTTGAAGTGGCAGTATGCCAAAACACCCATGCAATCGGGGTCGCTGTCAAATTCAGAAACCAACTCCACTGCCATTAGCACGTGTTCTGTTATTGGAGGTTTTACACCCACTTTGTCTCTGCTTAAATACATTTCTGCAAGCGCTGCACGTGCCTGCAAATTGCCCCAGTTCTTCGCTTCTATCAGATGTTGTTCGGCTTGTTGGTTTATTTTTGCGCATTCATCAATATTCTTATTGTGGAATGAATGAGCCCGCATCCGTTGAGCTCGGTTGAATAACTGAATTCCCAACCCAGCTGCAAATCGACTGTCTGCAGGCAATCTTGATATAGACCTTTCTGCCTGTTCTTGCAAATATCTCGGTGCAGTTTTGAGCGGTCCCAACAATTGGCTGGCAACATGCGCATGAGAACCGGACCCAGGCACAGTCATCAATAACTCTTTAAATGCTGGGTCCACTCCTTCTAAATTACGAACAAGTTTCATGGATTTGGCTTTGGCAGCCTTGGCCGAAAACATTCCACCCTTTCTTTTCTTGCTGCTGTTTTTCAGATGCTTTCTGTAATGACGCGATTTTTTGTTCATATTTTATTTTGACAAATTTCACTGATATATTATTGTCTATATTATTGTCTATATTATTGTCTATATCATTGTCTATATCATTGTCATGAAATAACATGACAATATGACCTGCACCAGCAAAATATGGTTGCAAGTATTATGCAAATTTATTTATTTGTTCGGCATTCATTGTTTCAAAATTTTTATTTCATTTTCCAAAGACTCCACTTTTTTAAGCAGGTGCTGCACCGTTTTTATTAATGGTGCTATAAATTCTGTATATGCAACTGTCTGATTTTCTCCACTATCATTATGTAATCCAAATTTTTTATCACCAATTATTTCTTTAATTTCTTGCGCTATAACACCAAAATGTGTTTTTTGTTTTTCATCTTTTTTGAATGTATATGATACTGGATTTATCCTTTTAATAAAATCAACTGAATATTGTGTATCTAATGTACTAATATTTTCTTTTAATTTTATGTCTGATACTTGATTAAAAACTGCAGAATATACCTCTTTCCAATAATATGTTCCATTGCCTAAAAATGTTGTTGGTGGAGTTAGTGGGTTAAAAACGTCATTTCCTGGAAGTATTTCTACTCCGTATAAATAAATATTTCCATTACCTCTAGCATTAGCTGTTCCATCTTTATTAGCATATAAATGCATATTACTATTAATGGTTGCTAATGTTGTATATTCATTATTTGTAGTATCATTTACTCCAGCCAATAAAGTATAATAACCTCCACTTAAACCTGTAGTTTGTTGACCAACTCGTAGATAAGGATTCTGAGCATAAGTTATTAAATTAAGGTAATCTACCTCATAGGCATTTAGTTCCATAGTGATAGATAAGTTAGGAGTTCCACTTGCATTATTTAATCCAAAACTATAAGGATTATTACTACTAGAACCAGAACTTAAATTAGAATAAGTTGAATAAGCGTCGTTTAGTTGCGACCAATAAACATCTCCACCTC